CCAACGGGGATCTGGTAGCGGAAGTCTCCGACGTCCCGCTGCCGTCCATTGACGTCTTCAACTGGGCTGGGAACGTCGATGTGGTCATTGACGTCTACGGCTACTTCGCCCTCGACGCGATCGACCCTGGGTTCCTCAGCGGCCCACCAGGCTAGGCGCTCAGGTAACAGAGAAGTTCATCAATCGAGAGCCCCGGTTCCCAAAGGGGACCGGGGCTCTCGACATCTCCGGGGGTAACTGTTCAGGGCCTCGTGCCTCGGCAACCGCTACGTGCGCCGAGCCGCCTACCACAAGAACCAACAGCCGCCTGGCGGGCCACCTGCGGCGCCGAGAACGCGGTGGGCTCAGTCGCCTAAAGGGGGCCGGGCCGGCCGGTGGCCGAGCGAGACCACCGACCGACCCGCCGGTGCTGACCGGTGCGGAGCACGGGACCAACGTGAACACCGGTCAGACTTATTCAGCGCTCTCGAGGCGCTCCACGCGTTCGATGAGCTGGCCGAGCAGGGTGAACAGGCGCGCGTGATGAACCGGGAAGAATGGGTCCTTCCGAGCCGTCTCAGCCCGATACGCGGCGAGTTGCTCCGCCATCGTCACGGGGACCGGCTGGGCAGGTGCGGGTGGTGGCGTCGTGACGTGGATCTCGGTCCAATGGGCCATGTCGATCTTCCGCTCGGGATCGAGACGGCGGGCCTTGATTGATGGCAACGACATCAGGCTGATCTCCTTTGCTCGGGGCCGCGATCAGCCCGCCGAGGTTGTGCAGCCGACGCGACTCGCGTCGCGCGGGCGGTAGCGGCGGGCTCGACGAAGCGTCCGCTCGTGGGCGGAGATAGGGAGGTCACCGGCAAGGGAGCGATGCCGTACTGGGCCGCTGCCCGCAGACTCGCCAACTGCCGTTGGCCGGCCCGCTCGTGCATCCGGGCAATCGCGGCATCCTGACGGGCCATGGCTTGTCCGAGGTTGACCGAGCGCGCCGTGAGCGCCGCTCTGGCCCGAACGTGCTCGGAGGGACCGGCGGCGAGGTCGACGCCCGTGACGGCCTTCTCATACCGCACGAAGGCCCGGCACACCGGGTCGAGCGTTGCCCACGCCATCGCTTGCGCGATGTGATTGGCGACCTCAGCCAAGAGCCGCTGCGCTTCCCGCTTGCCGCCTTTGCGGATCTGGTCGGCCATGGTGGCCGCTGCCCGGTTGCCCTCGGTCCCGAGTCGGTCGAGGTCGGCGAGGAGAGTGTGCAGAGCGCTGGGTCTCTTCGATCTCCCGAACACGCGTCAGGCCCCCGAGAACGTCGGCACCGCGGGATAAGCGGCGCCCGTGATCTGTTGAACCGCGGCCTCGTACAGCACCTGTAATGCGCAGTACACGCGGATGCGGATGAGAGCGGTAAGGCTCACAGGGTCGAACTCCGGCATGAGATCGATGATCGGCGTTCCGGTCATGACGAGGAGCCCGTTGGGCAGGTCGCCCACGAGAACCGACGCATAGGTCGGGGATGCGCCGGTGTTCGGCAAGTTGTCGTCGGCGAACGTCATCATTCCGCCGATGTCGTAACCGGAGTAGCCCTCGTTGCGCGTGTTGACCTCTCCGACGCGGGCAAGTGTGGCCGCAGGGCTCGGCGACCAAATGGGACGATCGCTGCTGTCGAGTTGTGAGGTGTACCAGTGCAGGAGCGCGCTCGGGATCATGACGTGGGTCGGTTGGAGCCGGGTGCCCTCGGTCGTCGCGATCGCAGCGGCCGCTTTGCCGACATCGGCGAAGAGCGCGCCGACGCTCGGGCTGCCGCTGTTCGTGATCGTGCTCGCGTTCGCCAACGCCGCAGTGATGGCCAAGGTGTCGAGCTGCGTCGCCGCTTCACGGGCCGCCTGCGCCACGATGATCTCGTCGCCGGTGACTCCCGGGCCTACCCGGTCGAGGTACTGCTGCGACACGAGCACTCCGCCGGCGATTGTCTGCACATCGGCGGTGCCGTAGTCGGCGGTGGGTGAGGACAACGAAATGTCGGTGTTCTCACCGCTCTGCACGGACATCGAAACACCGGCAGTGAAGAGTGGAATGTTGACTTGCATCCCAGTCCCGGGGAGGTCGGCCTGCCTTGCCTGCGAAGCGACGGGCGATGCCGCGGTCCTCCACAGTTGGAACAGCTCGAGAAGGAACAGCGGTGGGGCGAACGACCCGAGTGACCCGGACCCTGTGGTCACGTCGCGCCGCTCGCCGCCGAAGATCAGGTCGCGCCAGTCTTCGCGGGAGCGATCGGAGGAGGTGCCGTGGTACGGCCTGTTCAGCTCGCGGAAGTAGCTGCGGATCGTGGCCCGCTGTGAGTCGGTGCCGCGGGTGGCGAGGTGCGCCATCTGCTTTTGGTTCCGCATGAGTCGATCCCGGACTTCGCCGATGCTGTCGCCCTGAGTACGCGGCGGGATTGCCGGCTGCATGCCGAAACTGGCGTCGAGAAAGCGGTCGCGGAACCAGCTGAAATCGCTTCCCGGCCCGTACACGGCGGGCTCATCGCCCACCTTGACCGTCGAGCCCGACATCGGCTCGAACCGAGCGGCGACGGAGGGGTTGGCCCCGGTGCGCGCCATCGAGCGCGCCTGGCGGGCTCGTTCGGTTCGTTCCTCCGCGGCGTCGGCTTCGCGAAGAATGCCATCGAGCCACTCCTCGGCGCGCTGCTCCGACTCGGCCTCGAGTTGCCGGCGACGCTCAGCGTCCACACGCTGACGCTCGGTGCGGGTCTCGTTGGTGCCAGTCGGCCGTCTTGTGCGATTCACCTGTCGCGATACCGGGACCCAGTCGCTCTTAGCCATCTATCTCACCATTTCCAATGCGCTGCGACGGACGAACAGCCGACCGTCATCCTCGAATCCGAACTTCCGGCACCACCTCTGGGCCGTGCGCCGATCCACCTCGTACTGCGAAGCGATCTGCTTCGGGGTCAAGACTGGATCATCGTCAGGAGCGTCATGGTGAGCCTGTCCACTGTCGGACATTTCATGTCCGGCGATCACCTGCTCGCAGGCCGCCGCGATCGCCTCGGCGCGCGCAGGGAGCCAACCGCGGGCATCCCTTTCTTGCAGCGTTCGGAGGACGAACGTAAGGAACCGCGCGTCCTCGAGGTCGAGCTGCACGGCGACGGGACGGCCGTCGACGAACAAGAGCCCGGGCATCAAAGTCGGCCCCGCGCGCGCGCTCGCGCCTTGTCGTGGGTGGCCGCCTTGCGTGAGTTGCACCCACGACAGAGCGGGCCGACATCGTGGTCGACGACCAGGTCGGTCGATTCGTGCGCATGGCGTCCCCAGCCGGGGCAGACGTGGCCGTGCTGGGCCACCCAAAGGGCGAAGGGTCTCGCGGGCTTGGCGCTGCCACGCGCTCCCATACCCGCGTTCCGTCGTGCCGCCCCTGGTCGCGTCGACCTGGTGGTCTCTGAGCGCCTGGTGGGGCGGGCAACGCTGGGTGGGCGGCGAGACGAGCTGGGCGCAGGGCCGACCGCCCCATCCCAAACACGGGCGCCTCAACATTGTTCGAGTTCCTCGATGCGCAATGCGATGACTGCTCGGTGGTCGGTTGCCATTTACCGGCCCTTCTCACGGTGGCGGCGAAAGATCTCAGCGACCTTCTCGTCGCGCTTCCGTACAAGTTCCGCCAAATAGCCAGGCCCCCCCTTTGATTCGAGCCAGGTGTCGCCACTCATGAGGAGGACCCCCGGCTCTTCGACCACCTGCGACCGCTCGTACGCCATGACGAGCGCGACCGCCGCGTCGATCTTCCGCGGCGAGCTATGGCCGAATGAACCCTTGGTCAGCTGTAGGCCGCCGCCACGCGAGATCCGGGTGCGGGCGTTGCCGATGTGGCGGCCCAGCCGCGGGTCGCCGTTGTGGGTGAGGCGCCGCTCCATGACCGCCTCGAAGAGCCGTTGCGTCGCTGGGATCATGCGGCTGGGACTCTGGGGAAACTCGACGACCGGCACACCCTCGTCGGCCAAGTGTTCGAGAATGTCGCGCCAGAGGGAAGGGTCGGCCGGGAGCTCGCGGACGGCCCAACGGTCGCAGCAAGCGCGGATGGCATCGACCACCTCATCGGTCGGCACCCGCCACTCCGGGCCGTCGTCCAGTCCGCGCTCCCAGAGCCCGGCCAGCTCGACGTGCGCCTTCTCCTCGGCCGTCTTGGGGATGGTCACGGCCACCAACGCGGTCGAGTCGTGGCTGTAGCTCCCGTCGAACCCGAGCACGACCTCGGCGCCGTCCTCGATGGTGCGGGTCGAGTCCGCGCACGCGTCCCAGGCGCCCGCCGGGAGCCATACGGCCTCGGATGCGACCCACTGGTTGAGGCGCTTGATGCGGAACTCAGCCTCGGGGGTGCGCTTCACGACCGAGGCGAAGTCGCTCTCTGCCACGAGATCGCCGAACCCGGGATTTGCCGCTCGCCAGGTCTCTGGGTCGCGCCAGTCGGCCTCCGCTGGCGCCTCGTACCAAGCGAAAAAGAATGTCGGGTCGTCGATCTCGCCGGAGGCGACGCGCCGGCCGTGCTCGTAGAGCGAGAAGGCGAGCGAGGGTCGGCCGGTGCGGTCGGTTCGGACCCCGGCCGTGGTGATCCCGAGGAGCAGCGACTCGGGCCGGGCGCCCTGGCCGAGCTGCATGGTGTCCCAAAGGTCGCGCGTCTGTTGGACGTGGACCTCATCGAAGATGGTCAGGGTCGGCGAGAGCCCTTCGGAGAGCCCGGCTTCGGCCGAGCGAACCACGTACACCGAGCCGGTCGCCTTGCACTCGATGGCGTCGCGCAGGCAGCGCAGGGAGCGGGACAGCTCGTCGGACATCTCCACCATGCGCTTGGCGGTGTTGAAGCACAGACGCGCCTGGGCTCGG